TAGAATTAAATCAAAATCGGCAGCTGCACCTAAATGTGGACTCCCAGCTAATCCTACTCCATTAATTCCGCCACCATCTGCTTGACATGATGCTAATATTTGACTTTCAATATAAACATCAATCGCATTTGCCAATGATTCCCCAAGTTCCTGTGCATATATTGAAGTTAATTGATAACTAGAAGTTGTAGCCAATATATCTTCAATTAAACAAGCAGCATAGGTATGTTTATTCACAGTGAGAGTTTCTTGAGTTTGAACTGCAGCACCTGGATCATAAGATATTGCTTGTTCAGCTGTTTTATCACCAGAAGAAATTGTATCAATGGTTGGGAGATTTATAGTATCTCCGCCCCCTGCGATCATATCTGATAAATCATTACATAATGCTCCAAATACTAATTTTTCTCTAAATGCCTTTTGAACCGCTGGGCCCCAGACTTGAGGTACAAATACATCATGCGAATCTGTTACACCAGACATTGCTCCACCAGTATATATACTTTTTTCAGCAATTGCCATTTTTAATACTCCTTAAAATTGCCCCTTCCTCAACTACTCTATAAGAGCCTTCGGTCGGGATTATATTATTTTCTTAAATGTGCTGTCTGACTCTCATGCCATTCCCGTCTTTCTGCTTCAGTCATAGTTGCATAAGGCTTATTTGAAACAACCTTACGGACAGACCCCAAAGATTCTTGAGGATTATCTACAGGCGGAGGAGCCATCGCAGCTTTTTCCTTCGTTAATTCCTCTAGGAAATCAACACTTTTAGTTGAAAGATATTCTTTTCTTTCATCATCAGAAGCTAAACCATTAACTAAATTCTGCTTATAACTATTTACAATCCCAGTTTGAGATTCCAATTTAGCATTTAAATTATCAATGGTAGAAGATTGTTCTGCTAACAACTCTTTATATTTACCTTCTTCTTCTAACTTCTTTACCCTTCTTTTTTCATCATTAGCATCTCTTTTAGCAAGTTCTGCTTCTAATGTTTTAATCTTTTCTTTCTTTGCCATTATCTCTGGCAATAAACCATCACTTGAAGGGGAATCAGGTTTATTCTCTACCGCATTACTTGGGTTTTCTTGAGCATTATCTTGCTTCATTTCTTCGGACATATCTTTCCTTTCTTATTAATATTTTTGAAATACTACCTATTAATTTATAAATTAGTTAATGTTAATTACAATAAAATGTTAATAACTTGTGGATAACATTCAAGATTATAAGCAACAATGGTTTGATTTTGTAGGCTACAATCCTCATCAGGGCCAACAAAAACTTCATAACCCGCCAGAAGGGCAATATCACCCTAAATATAATCCTGATGGTACTAGATTTATTGTTGCTTGTTGCGGTAGGAGGTTTGGAAAATCATATTCTGCAGCTAGGGAAGCGGAATTATCATTAACAACACCAGGAACAGAAACATGGATAGTAGCACCTACATATACAACATCAGAAAAAATATTTAGAATGGTTTACGATGAATTAGTGATAACAAAAGGATACAAACCATCTCAATTTTCTAACAAAGAACAGATTTTAAGATTTGATTGGGATGGTGGTAGTAGTGTATTATGTGGCAAAAGTGCGGAACATCCAGGCGGATTAATTGGTAGTGGTTGCGATTTAGTAATATTAGATGAATCATCTAAAATACCAAATCTTAAAAGAATTTGGGAAATGTATGTCCGTCCTACATTATCAGATAAAAAAGGAAGGGCTATTTTTATATCTACACCAGATGGATTTAGCCACTTTTATGAGTTATTTTTACAAGGTAAATCAGAAAAAAATTGGTATTCATTTAATTCTCCATCATGGGAAAATGTATATGCTTTTCCTGATGGTGAAGATGATCCAGATTTAAAAGAAGCTAGAAGGACCTTATCAAAGGAGGTTTATTATCAAGAATATGGGGCAGAATTTACATCACTATCTGGAAGGGTTTATGATGATTTTACTAGGGATGGGAATGTCTGTAGTTATAATTATCATCATCAGCTTCCAACTTATGTTTCTATTGACTTCGGTTATCGTTGTCCTGCTGTTGTATTTTTTCAAGTGGTTAAAGATAATAAAGGTGTAGAGCATATATATATATTTGATGAAATTATACACAAGAAAAATTTAAGAACTTTAGATTTGGTTAATATGATAAAAGAAAAAAAATATCGTATCGCTAGAGTTTTTGGCGATCCTGCGGGTTACCAAGTCCAGGCTTCTGTAGGAGTTGGTGAAGCTGAAATATTCTACCAAATGACGGGCCACAGAGTTTATTCTGTAAGAGATAAAGCAAGTAGAAATGTTAATTCTGGAATTTCTCATGTTAGAAACTTCATTCTATCACAGGATGGAACCCGTAGGCTTCATATTGATGAATCCTGTCATGGTATAATAGAAGATTTTGAGGGGTATAGATATCCAGATGAGGGTGAAGGTAAGACATTAAAAGAAGCACCATTAAAAGATGGCCATACAGATCATGGAATGGATGCGGTTAGGTATGGAATAATAAATAGATTCCCAATTAAAAACCATAAATTAAGGACTAGCAAAAGATGATATATGACTTACAGAATTATGCTGAAAATGTTATAAAAACCTCTATTAAAGATATGAAGCTACAAAATAATAGAAGTAGATATAATTTTATTGATAAACTATTGGATTATTATCAGGGGGATGATACCGCTAAATACATCCAAACCTATTTTAAAGCATCCGCATTTCAAGAAATACCGCTTCAAAGCTATAATGTTACCAAAAGAATGATTGACAAAATGAGTAGAATTTATACACTCGGAGCTTCTAGGACCTTGCCAAATAAAAATGATGAATACCAATCATTGACAAGATTTAAAGATTTTAAAATGAAGCATATTGAGAAAATGACAAAGTTAGTTGGTACTATTGCGGTCCAAGTTTCATGGAAGCAGGGCCTTGATGGTTTAAGCTACTTTGAATATACACCATTTTATAAATTTGATGTTATATTAAACCCAGATAACCCTCTTGAGCCTTTAGGCCTTATTTATCCTATGATGCTACCAAGTGATGATGCTGGTCTAATCCCTGATCCTTTATATTGTTATTGGGATGATAAATATAAAATTATTTATGATTCTGAAATGAAAGAATTAGAAAAATATGAAAACCCGTATGGTCGTATGCCATTTGTTTTCTTCCACAGGGACCATCAAATAGATAATTTCTTTTGTTATCCCGCTTATGATATAATTTCTGTAAATGAAATGATTAACATATTATTTTCTGAAATGACTTTAGGAAGTCGCTATCAGTTATTTGGTCAATATGTAGCCACAGGCCTATATCAAGATGAAAAAATTCAAAGAGCTGGATCTGATGAAATTATAGTAATGCCAGAAGGAACAGATTTAAAAATAATTTCACCTAATGTTAATATCAATGATGGTTTAAGATTGGCAAGAGGTATGCTAGAATTAGTTGCTCAAAACAATCATTTAAATATTAGTTTTTCTGAAACTAATAAAGATAGGCCAAGTTCTGGAATAGCTTTAAAAATTAAAGACCTTGAAAAATTTGAAGATTATCAGGATGATTTAGAAATTTATGCTCACCATGAAAGAGCTTTATTTGATTTAGAGCATACTATTGCCCGAGTTAATGAAATCAACCTTCCTTCAAATTTTGGAGTTGATTTTAACGAGCCAGAGTATCCGATGATGGTTCAAGATGAAATAGCTTGGAATACATGGCTACTAGATAATAATATGACTACTCGGGCCAAATTGATGATGAAATACAATAAAGACCTATCAAAAGACCAAGCTACAAATGAACTAAAAGAAAATGAGGGAGCTAATGGCACAAAAGACCAACAAACTGGATCAATCTTTAATAGAGTTCGTAACCAAGCTGCAGGAAAAGAATGATATAGATATTGCTATTCCTCAAGTTGATATAGATCAAGTTTTAGAAAATCCAGAACAATATGGATATGATTTTATTGAAAATATATTTACTCAATATGTAAAAGTATTTACAGAAGCTCATAAATTGGGTGATGAATTTGGCAAAAGGGTTATGGAAAATGCCTAAAGCATTAAGAATTAAAAAAACCTTTAACTTAAAAAAACTAGCCAACAAATTAGATAAAATTATTGTTGATGATCTTAATGTTTTAGGTAGTAGCATTAATAAAGCTATTATAGATGGAATAAATAGCGGTAAAGATATACATGGTAATAGTTTTAAAGATTTAGAACCTATTACTAAAGTTTTAGGTGGAAGTAAGCCCTTGAATAGAACGGGAAATATGCACAAGACAAAGAAAATACCCGCTACAAGGTCAAAAAAGATATTTGCTATACATATGGCAGGTAAAAGTAAAAAAGGTCGTTATTATGGGGCATATCATAATACTGGCTTTATACAAACAAATGAAAAACAATGGTTTTATGGTTCTAAAGTTCCTAAAAGAGAATGGTTTGGCATACCTAAAACAATGTATCCAGGTCAACCTGCTTATGAAAAAGCTACAGTTGGAAGAAGATTAAGAATTAGGTCCGCATTTAAAAAATAATGGCAAATTTTATAGATATATTTGGTGAAGATTTTAGTAGTGTTTTAGCATCGCTAGATGAACTACCTCCAGAAGTTGAAACTATGCTTCTTGGAGTTATGGATAAAATGGTTTATGACGTTCGGACCTTTAGCAATAGTTTAGAAAAATCTGTTTTTACTATGAGCCAAGCTGGTATTTCTGAAAATGTTATAAAAGAAACTTTAACTAATGATATGGGAACGGGTGGAAGTATATTTGGCAAATTAAGAAATGATACAAAAGCAAGTATTGTAGATGGAATAAATCAATCTGCCAAATTAGGCCAATACCAAAATTATGATTTAGATAAAGGTGAATTTGTCTGGGTATCTGTTGGAGGACATAGAATTTGTATGGATTGCGATGGTAGGGCGGGGCAAAAAATGACATTTGCAGAATGGGAAGGTGAAGGACTTCCTGGTAGCGGGTGGTCGGTATGTAGAGGATTTTGCTATTGTGTTTTAGACCCTACTGGGAAAATGTCTAAAAAGGTTGATGCACCAGTTAAAGAGCCTGGACCTAAAGTTGGATCAGATAAAATTGGATGGAAGAAAGTATTTAATTCTGGGAATATTCCAGCTAACAAGGCTTTCCAAAATGCTTTTAATAATGCAAATGAAAAATTTAAAAAACTTTTAACTAAAATTCCACAAATTAAGCATATATCTGATGGAAAAGGTGGTTCATTTTTTAACAGTGTTGAAAATAAGTATATTAACAAATGGATTAAAAATCAATCAGATAGTTCCTATTTGTACAGGCATGGAACGATTAATATGGAAAGCCTTTCTGGTGTTGGGATAGATTCAACTATAAGGCATGAGTTTGGTCATTTTATACATCACAATCTTCACTATATAGGTAATAGAGGTGGCTATGAGCTTCATAATATTATTAAAGATCATTATAGAAAAAGTAAATTACATGGTAATCCCAAAGAATTTGTTGAAGATTTTTTAAACGGGTGGGGTAGAGGCAGACTTAATGCCATGCTTTCAAATTACCCAGACTTAAATCGTAATCAATTTGTAAATTCTTTAACTGATTTTTTAGAATTTGATGATGCTTTTGTAGCAGTTAATAAAAGATTAGGAAACCCTACTAGATCAAAAGCAGCTAAAGCATTATTTAAAGAAAAAAGTTTTTCTTTTAAAGAATTGGACCTTTTAGTGCGGTATGGTACCCATGATAAAATTCCCGACTGGATAAAAAGCCATCGCAATATAAAAAATTATAAAATAGCTCAAAATGACCCTTTGGTTAAATCATTAATTGCTGACAAAGGTGATGAAGCATTAGAATTTTTAGCAGACCTTTATGGTGCAATAACAAAAGAAAAAATAGGATATGGACATGGTAAACCCTATTATAGAGATATATCCTGGCAATTCCATGAAACTTTTGCCAATTTAACTACATTTTATACCCATAAAAATCCTATTTATTGGGAATATATAGTTAAAGAAATGCCCGAACTTGCAAAATATTACGAAAACTTAATAGATAAAGTTAATTCAGGTAAATTACCTTAATTAAGTATATATATTTTCGTCATCTGGGATATCCAGAACATCCTTTATTCTTTTATCAATACCTTGCATTTCTATCTTGCTTTCAATAGAATTTAAAAGTAGATTATACAACTCTTCATCTTTATAACCAAAAGTAGGTGGATGCTCACCAAATATAACTTCATATTCGCCTATAGCATTAGCAAGACGAATATCAAATGGCAACTTTTCTGCCACAATACCCTCCTTTTACAATTTAAGTTTTCCTATTAATATAATACTTTTATATCATAAAACAATATAAAAATAATTTTTTTTATTTTTATAAAAAAAGTTATTGACATATACCTTTTTATGTGTAAATTAAAGGGTTATGAGAAATGAAAATAAAACAAAGGAGCAAAATATGGAATTAACCAAAACATCAAAAACTATAACATACCATGAAGGCTGGAAAATAGTGGGTATTAAGTGGGATACAGAAAAAAACTTTAAACCTTCATGGATGGAAGAAATAATAGATGGTCTATATGAAGATTTAGATGATATGGATTATGATTTGAATAGAGTGGCTCAATGGTATGGAAAACCAAGATCACATTTTAAAGTTGCTTATGTAACAATAACTATAACAAGAGATAGTAATAATAATATTATCAGTAAGGAGTGTAAATAATGAATTTTAAACAAAAAATGGTTGGTGTTAATAAAAACATAATAAAAAAGCATGAAGATGCTACATGGACTAAAATTTCTACTTCTGGAGATGGTAAGACTTTTATTTTAAAGCAATTTGATGGTGATACATTAGATACTATTGCTTTAACAATAGAAGAACTTAATGCTATACATGATTTTGTCAATCAAGCAGATGTAGAGGAAGAATATTGCGAATCTTGTTCTAGGCCTAAAGATTACTGTAGAAATTTTGAATGTGCCCATCCTTGTGATGTATGTGGTAATAGAAGTGATGATTGTAGTTGTTCAGGGGAGGGTGCATAATATGAAAACTAAATTACAGAATAAAATTTTAAATTATAAAACAGGTTCTAATACTTCTAAAGAAGGTTTAAGCTGGAAATATGAAGATTTAAGCATGAATGAGAAAACTTATAAATTGAGAAAACAAGTTATAAGTATTATTTATGAAGCTAAAAAATTAATCCCAGAGCTTCCTAGAGTTGAAGTTAGAATTTGCGATATGACGGGTGCTGCAGGTCTTGGGTATTTAGGCCAAAATGTTATAAGAATAGGTTTAAATGCTATTAATAGTAAAAATTTAAGAGCAGTTGTATACCATGAATTAGGCCATGCTGTGTTAGGTTTAGAACATAATAAAGAATGTCCATTAATGGCTTCTGGAACAGGATTATATGATTTATGTAGAAACCATTGTGAACAAATATTTTTACAACTTTGGAAGGATAGTAAATAATTAAAATAATAAAAATAATAAAAATAATAAAATAACTTGCATGGTATTTGTATAAGCCCCTAAATTATAGTGTTATGAGAAACGAAAATAAAAATACAAAGGAGCAACAAATGAAAGACTTTAACGAAATGACAAGAGCAGAGTATATTAAAACGAGAAAAGAAATCGCAGCTGTTTTAAATGCTTGTTCAGCTAAACATCCAGGCCATGCAATTACTAATTCAAAATTGGAACTAGAAAGAGTTACTTATTGTAATGAAGAATTTATTAAACTTGGAAGTAAAGGTGTAGTATATCAATCAAATGGAGTTAATGTTAATAAATATTATTCTTATGTAGAAGAGCAATATGTTGATGAGAATGGTGATTATGATTATAGTAAGTGGAAATTAATTGAAACTGATCTTGCTAAAGAATTAAATAAGGAGATCAAATAATGACGAATCAAGAAAAATATGACTTATTAAAAAAATATAATAATGGAACTTTAAAGCCAGAAGTTGGTATGTATTGTAATCAATTTGGTTATAGTGATGCTCACCCTTATGAGATAATTAAAGTTAGCGATTCTGGAAAAACATTAACAATAAGAAGCATGGAATCTAAATTAGACCCAACTTGGAAGCCAGAAATGGTAGCAGGTGGTTATTCAGCTCATTGTGTTAATAATAATTCTCAAAAATGGATTATAAAATCAGATGCAAAAGGTTATACTTTAAAAGTTCGTCTAGGTAAAAAAGGATATTCTAAAGGCACTTTTAGAGTTGGTTTAAATCCTATTAGGCATTATGATTATAATTTTTAAATAACTAAAATCAAATATAAGCCACAAAATAGCCCCTTAATTGGGGCTTTTTTGTTTATTAGGTAAAATCCCATTAGCAAATTTAGTTTCAGCCTCTATGATATCTTTTTGCCATCTATTCAACTTATCTTTAGATGGCCTACCAGGTGGTAGTGGTTCTATACCAACAGCTTTAGCCCGTTTCCTCCAATAATGTCTTTCCATTTGTTGGGAATTAATTTTATCTTTCTTATATGCACCCTTTAACCGCTTATTATTTTTCTCAACTACTTTTTTAGGTGAATTATTTTCTTCATTTCTTTTAGGCAATTCTTTAAATGATTCAATTAGCCCAGGATCAAGATTATCATTAACGTTAATATCATTAACGATTTCAGCATCTTTAATATTTTCAAGTTTTTGCATCTTTTGAAATTGAGCAAATGGGGCTTCTATCTTATGAACTATTACATCTTGAAATTTACCCCAATGCTTTAAGACTAATGTTGCAGCTTGTGTATTTCCTAATTCAGCTTCTCTAATTTGAGCCATTAATACATTGGGAAGGTATCTTCCCGCTACTTCCATAAACCTATCATAAAATGCTTCTATGATTATTGGATTCTTCTTCCAATCCCTAATTGTATGGACCCCAACACCAACTTGAATAGCTAATTCTTTATTAGATATAGATGGATTTTGGGCCAAAATTTCAATAGTCGCAACTTGTTTAATGTTAAGTTTTTTATTTTTTTCTACTATTTCCATGCCATAATATAAAACCATTAATGTTAATTTTTATAAAAATTCGTATGATTGACCCCGAAGGCAAAGCAATTTAATCCCCCCATATACCCGTTATACCGATAACTGATATTATGTAAACTAAATATCAATGATATATTTGATTGTTTGTGGGGTCAATTAACCCATAAACACTTACTTATTTACTTACTATCTAATGCTTATTAGTTTCCCGTAAGTATGTAGCTATTAGCATAGCATCCGCTACCTTTAGAGTTATCTTAATCTCTGGGTATCGTTGCTGTGCCAAGTGTTTAAGGTGGTTCTTCCTATGCTTCTTCTCTTTAGGTAGAGAACCAAAGTGCTTCATCCATTTATGAGGTGTTACCTCTATGTATGGTATCTTTAGTGTAGCCAATATACCTAGCCATTGGCCATAATTCTTTCCAAAGGTCCATACTGATTTAACACCTTGTTTTGGCATACTATGGACTAACTCTATAGCTGTGTATATAGGTATATCTGGAGCCATCTCTTTAATAAGTATTAACTCATCCGCCATCTCCGATATGGTATTAGGGCATGGTCTTACATAATACTTATCGTTGTATATAACACCAATGCCACCACTCTTTCCTGGATCAATACCTATAAAGATTCTATTATCCATCTGCACTGGTATTAGCTTTAGACTTGGCAACAACCTGTCCAATAAGGCCTTTAAGTGGCTTCTCATTATCCTCCTTATGCTTTTTAAGGCCCTCTAATAAATCGGGTATTTCATCACTAGCATTTTTAGTAGCTTCTTCCATGTAGGCCTTCATCCGCTTATCTTGTTCTATTTGGTTATTATGGCGGTTAAATATCTCTTTATCTAAATCCGACTTAAACTTATTAGGTTTATCCGCTTCTACAGTAGGGATATCATCATTCCACCTCTTTTGATTTATCCAAGTAGCGGGTAATGGGATAAATTGTGCATCTGTGGAACTTTCTTCCCAATATGCCACCCAACTATCTAATCCAACCTTTAAGGCCTTTATTTCGGCCTTTTTTAGCTTTTTAAATGATTTCTGTGCTTTTTCTTTAGCTTGTTTCTTTGGATAAAGATCATAGAATTGTTCAAATGTAAAATCTTGATTTTTCTTTGAACTTGTATTACTTTTAATTGTATTATCTTTAATTATATTACTTTTATTTATATTATATTGTGAAGTAGTCTTACTTGAATCCTCACTTACTTCTACATTAGTATTAATTGAATCCTTTATTTCCTCTTTAGTAAACGTATATTTACTTGGGGTTGCATGATTGATTTTCTGGTATGTATGCCAATTAGTATATCTTAATAATTTAGTTCCATCAATATCATGGCCTTTTTCTAATAACTTTAGTTCTAACATAGTCCTAATGTAGTCCTCAATGATAGGTAATTTAGAACTACTTAATGGTAAAACTTGTGCTTTTAGGCTTATTGGTTTGTATTTAAATATACCTTCATCATTTGCAAAGTTCATCATTCCTATAAATAATAACCTTGCTTCATTATTTTTTAGTGTTAAAAACTTTTCATCTGTCCATATTCCTGGATGGATCATTCTTTTTCTTGCCATGTTGCTCTCCTATTTTTCATGCTTTATTGATTCAAAGTGGCATTCCCATTCTTCTGGTAGTGGAAGATTAATACCACAATCTAAACAAATATAATTCTCATATACACCAATATCTTCTTCTGGAGGTATATATTCGGTATTTATATGCTCACAATTAGCCATCTATACTTTCTTTTACATTCCATGTATCAATTATATCTTTTCTTAACATAGCAACAGTATAGCTACCATTTGCTATATCTTTAAAATCCGCTACTATTTCGGATTGTGGTGTATTTTTTAAAAAGTATTTAACCATCTTTGTTTCTATCATTTATTACCTCATGCTTTAGCTATTTTACCATCTTGGCCCGTTTCTATAACCAATTCTTCTAAAAACTTATCTCTTTCATATTTATATATATATTCTAAAGCCAATTTTGATTCTTTTAATACATCAATCTTAAATAATGGCCCTTCTTCATCAAATCTTTTAGAACAAGCTACTTCCTCTACATCACCCGTAAGATCATCTATATATATCTTTAATGCTAATTTCTTTGCCATATTATAAGATAGGGAGCCACACTATAAGCATAGCTCCCATATCCTCCGACTTCCAAGCTATAAGGCCTCTGCGGAGCATACCTATTATTTTCTTATAGCTTTGGAATTGTAAGCAGGGGGTAATATGGGATGCAAAGGAGTGCGGTCCTATATATTCCCATGAGTAGCCCAAAACAATACTCATCTAGAGGACCCCCTGCTTTTATCCTTCTCCTCTTGCTCTAGATTATCTTTCCTTAATAAACCTATAACAATCATTCCAAAAAATGCTCCTAAATAAAAAGCTATTATTACAAATCCAATACACTTCATTATTGAAATAGGGTCCCATTCCATTCTTTAATTTCCTTTTTAACTACTTTGCTATGCTTTTGCCTATCCGCCCACTTTTCACCTCGCAGATCTGCATTGTGTTCTTGTAGTTTTTGCCTACATCTCCATATAGATACAATATTAGGTAATTCTTTCCTACTTAATATTGTTAATAAATCCCATCCCGACATTTTTTTTACTCTTTCTGTACCTAGATGATGCCACCATACAAAAGAAACTAATTGTTGGTCATTATCTCTAGTTTCTGGAAATTTTATCAATATATTCTTTACTTTTTCTTCTAATTTTTTTATCATAGTAATGGATAGGGGGGCTGTAAGCAACCAGACTATTAATTTGTTATGAGAAATGTCTGGAATTAGGAGCAACCGCCCCCCTTATTTATTTAATTAAAATGGTATAGCTTCATCATCAGACTTTTCAACCTCTTTACCTGATAATGCTGCAACTATACTTTCAAGTTTTTCAACTCTTATAGTTAATTCATGTAATGCCATTTTATCATCTTTTGAATCAAATTGCTTTTCAAAGTTTTCAACAGATTCATGTTTAGCATCTTTTTGAGCAAAACCCGCACCAACAGGGCTATTTGCTACACCGCCTTTTTGAACAACCGACACACTAAAATAACCATATGGATATTGTTCACTTTTTGCAACCTTCTCTATAGTTATTTGATCGCTAATATCAACATTTTCTTCTTTTAGCTTTTTTTCTAATCCAGGTGATGGCAAAAAATAAGTTTCACCTGTTATTAATGGTTTTATATGAACTACAAATTTGTTACCAAATGGTAGTTCCTCAAAACCTGCTTTTGTTATTGTTAATGGTTCAGTTGTAGCTCCTTCTTTGAACTTTAACTGATTTTCACTATTTAACGACATCTTTGCTCTCCTTTTTTTCTCTTAATGTGTAAATATCTGGTAGCGGTTCTTTTTCTACAATCTTTGGCAGATTTCCCCGCTTATCTTTTAAATTATATTCAAACAATCTATATATTGTAAACCAATCTTCTGGAACAAATTTATACTTTACAAGTTTAAACTTTCCCCTAGCATTTAAATATAAACAAGCCATTTCATCAATTTTACCAAGCTCACTTCCGAATAAATGATCCCATAAAATTTTATATGATGTTAATTGTAGTTCATAATTCTTATACTCTTTACCTGTTTTTATATCAATGAGCCATAGCTTCCCGTCTATCTTCATTATATTATCAGCGGTTCCCGCCCAGGGGTATAATAAACTTCCATCTTCTAGCCTATCATCTGTATAAAGACTAATCTCTGTAGCAATAGATTTTGGTTTATACTCTTTACAAAAATCTATAAATGCTTGTAGCCTTAATTTAACTTCATCTGGTATTGGTATAATAGTTCTTTTTCCTAATGTAGTATTAAGTGAATCCTCATTTAGGAATCCATCCCTACAATCAATAGTTTCCCCCCAAATTAAGTACATACAGAGGGCATGGGTCATACTACCAACTTCTGCCCTAGCTGAAGCATACTGCATAGCATCATCATAACTTTTAGCATTACCTAGCCACATCTTAAACCCTAAACCCTTGTCTAATACATTATCAAGTATAGTAGTTGAGCTATACATATAAACTCTATCTTCAACCGCTACATTTCTCTGGTAATAAGTTCTACCATGCTTTGTATCTAGCCTTTTAAGCGGTATAGGTGATGATACAAGATTGTTTTCTAGTAGATCGGGGTATGATGCCTTTTCTAGTTGTTCTTTAGTATATACTATAGATTGAGCCATTCTTTAACTCCTTTAGCCAATAGTTCTTCAAAGAAGTCTTGTAAATTAGACTTTTGGCCCCTTCTTCTTTGTTCCATATTATGTAAATCCTTAATATCTAAATGCAAGGCTCTGTCAATACTAAAGTTCACCTGTTGTCTTTTCTTTGCTGGATCGTTCCTCAATATTATCTTCTTTTTTTCTTCTTTCATCTAATAACTCCTTCTTTTTTTTATCATAAGAATATGCTTCTTTTAACTTTCTATTATATCTGCCACTTCTAAAATAATTATTCATTTACTTATTCCTTAAATTTTAAAGAGAAAGAACCATGCTTGGAGATGTCTATACTTATTATAGTAAACATTCCGTAACTTAATGTAGGTTTTTTGCAGTCGAAACTTCCTCTTTATATTTTTCATCCATTATCATTGGAGTTGTATGTTTCCAACTTATTGCATGATGTATTCTTTTATTATTTGCATTCATAATTGAAACTTTTGTATTTGATGGGTTATACATCACAGAAAAAAAGGATTTTATATAAGTTCCATTATCTAGATACATATCTGTTAGGCCCTTTTTTTCTATCTGGTGATCTTTTTGATCTAATTGAATATTAGTAAAAGTAAAAAATATATCTCCTCTACTTCCTAAATTAGTATAAGTTGTTACATCTTCATTCATTCTACCCATAAACTTAAATCTTCTTTTTGGGCTACATAAAAAAGAGTTCATGGCCTTCCTTTTCATTTTAATTTTAGTAAAGCCCCCTATATGATCTCCCCCTTGTGAAAATGCAATAGTTTTTATATCAACAGATTTATAAAAATCAACCATAATATCAAAAACATTATCAAGATTTTTTATAATTCTAGCTCCCGTATCGTATCTATAGCCAAAATAATAATAATCATCGCACATTATATAAAAATATTCTATACCCCGTTCTTCTGCTAGATCAAATATTTTATTAGCTGCATACAATGTACTTCTTAAATCACCGCTATTATCGCCAGAATCCACTCCTAAAGATGCTTTCTTTTTATCAAATACTAATAGCTCATCCCCATATTTTAGCTTATATTCTGGTATTGTTTTATCAAGATCATCACCTACTAAAAATATCTTTCCTGTATAACCTTGCTTTCTTAAACTTTTATAGGTCCACATTCTATCTGGCCTTCCATGAACCATTATAAATATAGCAAAATCTTTATTCCTCATCTTGATATTCCTGTAAATATTGATTTTTAACTTCACTACATAGTCTTACAAACCCATTCTGAATAGCTTTTTCAAAATCAATTATTACTAAAGCAGATTCTTCCATAAGTTCCTGCATCTCCCTACTAGATTGAGCATAATAATCCGCTATCTTCTCATAATCAAATATATTATGCCTTCTTGCTGCATCCATTAAAAACTGCTTTTCTTCAATAGGCAAACTAGAAGCATCTATTTTTCTTAATAACTTATGTGTTTTATCTTTATTACATAATTCAAAAATATGTGGTTTTTTATTTTTAGGTGTATAAACTGGTGCTTCTATTTTGGAGGAATATTTTTGTTCTCCAATATCATCTACTTCACCTTTTTTAAATAAATTAAATTGTTTCATTTCATTAGCTCCTTTAATGATTCTATTGATAATTCTACTCTTTTAACTATTTTACCTTTTGAATCGCAACTCTTACATCCTATTTCAAGGGTGTAATTGCTTGTCTGCGATACTTTTTTATTTTCAAGGGGTTTATACCCCGATCCGCTACAATCGGGGCATTTTGATACCTTTTTGCAAGGAATTAGAAAATCCATCAAGCAACCTCCTTAACAACTTCATTAATTTTGATTTTTCTCATATGGTATTGACCATCTACATCAGAAGCATCATACCAATCACTATCTTTAGCAATTTGCTTTGCTTGTTTTTTATTATCCGCATCAACATAATATTCTCTTTCTAATTCATAAACTTCAGTAACTCTAACTGTATATTTCATCTAGTAAACCTCCTTGCCGAGAATTTCAGCATCAATTTCTATTTCAGTTATATCTTCTGCTTCTTCTCTTTTAATATTGAATTCGCCTACAAGCATATCATCAAAACAATCTGTTCCATCTGATAGAATTTTAAAATCTGCTCTATATAGTGTTATTTTCATCTATGCAACCTCCTTATATATCTTTTTAATATGCTTCATAACTGCATTTAATTCCTTCAGTTCTTGCAAATATTCTTTATTACCCTTTTGCACTTCATCATAAGCATCCCAACCTTCTTCTAAATATCTACTTCTAATATATTCAACTTCTTCAATCACCTCAATAAAACTCATTTTACTCCAAATAGAAAAGCCTGTTTCATTCATACAAAAATTTAACTCATTTGAATTTGGTGCATTTTCTAATAGTATTTCAAATGGATATTTCATTATGCAACCTCCCATGTGAAAATTTCTTGTACTATCCAAGCAACACTATTACTACTGCTTAAATGGCTTATGCTCTCAAGATGTTTCATGGCTTCAATCTTGGTGTCAAAGAACTTTTCCCCTCTAAACACCAACAATTGTTCTTTATCAACTTGCAATGAACCCATTAAGTTTACATCTGTTACCACATCCTCACCGAAAATGTCATGTGATGCAGCTACCATGAATTTTGCAACCAATTTCTTTTCTTTTTTTGTTACCATTATGCAACCTCCTTCAATTCATGTTTTAGGTTTGCATTTTCTTGTTTTAATTTTACAATTTCTTCCTCTTGAAACATCACTTTAGTTTCAGACTTTAAAAGAGAATGTTCAAGCGATGTAATCTTGTCCAAAAGTGCATTAATAACCATTTTATCAGTCGGCTGATGTTTGTTTTCCATTGTTTGCTCCTTGTTTGTTTTATTTAAGTTTCTCATAACGATAGTAATTTATTATGCTTTATTTGGAATATCCTAATTATTTTTTTTATTTTTTTTATTTTTATTATTTATTAGAGGAGAATAAACAAAAGCCCCCAGATCACATGGGGGCCTTTGGTCCATCGTTAGCCAATCGTCATCAAAGCGGAGAGCTATATCGGTAGGCTGTTGAGGAAGTTTACCAGACTTCTTTTATTTTACATGAAAAATTATATTTATTACGAGATACCTGATTAAATTGAAAACTTGATTGGTCAAATTTTGCCAACATAAAATTTCCTGGAGTATTATCATTTGAATCTAAATGTAGAAGAAATGGTAATTGCCCTCCATTACAACGAATTAATACCTGACTTATAAAATTATTTCCTAATAATAAATCATCCGTTGTTCTTTCATAATTTGCATCCATAGAGCCCTGTGATCTACCAGAAAAAGTATCATTCCATAAAAAACCAGTACTTTCTATCAATGGGAATATTTCACTTGAATCTAAAAAAGAAAAACTCATATTAACAACCCTACGACCTATTCTAGCCCCATCTCCAGTTAATGATGCAGTTGTGCTATCAGATCCAGAATGTAGTTCAAAAGCTCCTAGTTTACCCCATTTTTTCGGCCTTGTATATTTTGCATTATATAAATATGTTCCGCCAGGTGTGGTTACTGTATCTACTCCATCCATTTGATAAGAGATGCTCATATTTATATTAGCATTAATAGGCATTTGAAAATATGAACCTAAAAAAATACACCCAACCGATGGTCTGCCTAATCCATTATATGGACTAGTATCATTCGCCCCCCAAGCCCCAGATTCCCATCTAATTTGAGCAGGGTTTGCTGTCTGATCGAAATCCGAATAATCACACCTATAAAAACTAAACCCGTCATAAGTTGTTGAAAATTTCCAATCTGGAGAATTAAAACTCATATTAACCATTCCACTATCTTTTATATACAAAGGTTTATAATCAGTAGCTGTTTCTTCATTATAAGGACTACTTGTATTTGCTACACCTTCTTGTATGCCTACTATTACATCTGCTGAAGCAAAATTGTGGCCTAGAAACCCGACACATCCGTTACTTCCAAAGATAGCTTTATATGGTAACACATTAGCTCTACTTCCCCTTACTGGGACATGGGGCCCAAATTTTGGTAGTTGTAATGAATCATTATTACCATTAGCATTATATGGTAATGGCACTTCTTTAGGATTACTAGCTTCTAAGGTTGTATGGAATTTAATACCATGACCGCTTCCATGAAGCCACCCTATAGAAGCTAACCATTCTACTACATTCATATAAAATACTGGGGTTTTTAGTTCATTTGAAGGCATTTTTTATATTTCCTGTATTGTCATAGATAATGAATATCTTTTAATAGAAGTTCTTCTTATTCTCAATGAACCTTTTTTAAGAATGCAAATTGAAAACTGGTCATTTGCTGTATTATTAGCATCTGGTTGGAAAATAAAGGGTATTGTCATTCCAGCCGATATAGTCCAAAATTTATTAAATGATTCATAATCCAATAAAGTTGAATCTCTTTCAAATGTTCCTGTACTTGTATAATCAGTATCCTCATAACCATATTGGCCCATAGATGTGGGGGTGCTTCCTGTATAAATTGAATCCGATGAAGTTATGCCAAATAGTGATTTTTCATCTATAAAAGACCATTTTAAATTATAAACTCTTTTTCCCTGCCTACCTCTTAATAAATAAGGATTAGTAGCATTAGTATTAACATCTTTTAAGCCCCAGGGGGGTGCAAAATCCCAAAAAGCTGGGGCATTCCATTTTGAGTTAGTAAAACTTCTTCCATTATAACTTTTATATTCTTTAGGTTTATCAAACACCCTACTAGATGATATTTGTAAATCAGGTGCTTCTACATTCCAAAATGTGCCTAAAATAACACATCCAGCACCAGGTGTTTCAGCAAATGTGGTTCCGCTTGTTGCTTCTAAAACTATACTTATTGAATTATGATTTTCATCAAAACCATCTAATATTTCGCATATAGTAAACCCATCATAACCTGGGGAGCATATGTTGCTGCTAATTGTTCCATTAACAATCTCCTCCATAGCTCTACTAGAACTATAGGCTCCTTGCCCAGAATAATAAGTTTGCAACCAAAATTTAGCTTGAGCTCGATAAAAATTATGATTTAATATTGCTATAAATCTATTATCCCTAAAGAAATGTGCAATTCTATTACCAGTATGAGCACCTCCGCTATAAGAACCTATTTGGATAGTTCCTGTCGTTTTATTAGAAACTGTCGTAGTTTGGTCAAATCCGAAAGTATCAAAATCCCCCCAGACAGACATCTTATGGGGCCTTGAAAAAAGTGAATTGTTTAAAGTTCCCGCAGATAGAAGCATTTTATTAGCATGAAAATATTCACCAATATTTGCATAAAATCTGCATTTCCCTATAGCTTGATTAGACATTATTTATATAAATTTTTTGATTCATTAGTATGATTTTTACCTGTCATTATTTTATTATTTTTAATATGAATATGAATATGACCTTTATATATTTGACCATTTTTATAATATAAATTATAATTAAATTTTGATGTATGTAAATTATTAATCGTTAATTTATCTAAAGTAGTTTGGCATGTTATATCAATACTTTTAAAAGATTTATTTAATTCTTCTGGCTTTAAATTTAAATCTTCTGCATTAGTTTCTATGAAATTTGCATAATCTACATTTTTTATTTTACTTGTTTTAATTTTATTCCCATTTGAATCTAAACAAAATACATGCTTAATTATAAATTCACCTTCATATTTAAACAAATCAGTTAAATATCCTTTTCCTAGCGGAATAATTAAAATTTTATCTTTGGTTGCATTAATAAAAAATGAATCACTTGTTAAATCATTGATTTTAATAGTTCCTTTATAATCTATAGATACTAATTTTATTTTTGATCCTTCTGGGTTAATACTACAAAGCCCATCACCATAATATATTTTACTCATTATTTAATACCATATTTGATAATTCTACAATATCTTGTATATCTACAATCCCATCTTTATTTATATCTAAAGATTTAGGATAATCAACTTCTTTATCATTATATATATAATTATATAACCCCATAATATCATGTATATCAATTTTACCATCTCCATTTAAATCACCTAATAAAGAAGATGTATTAAAGCTAAATAAACAAGGTATATTCTCATTATATTTAATATTATCCATATCAATAACTTCAATTATAAAATTAATCCAAAATCCTTTATTAATAGAAGTATTATTAACTTTAAAAATAGGTGTATTATTTTCTATAAAATTAAATACAAAAGGCTGGTAATCTGTTTTTATATCAATATTAAAAGACATTGGATTTAATAAAATTTCTATTTCTTTATGGGAGCTCTCTAATGATATATTAATAAACCTTAAAGAATTCCATTGCTCATTATCTTTATTTATTAAAATTCTCCCTAAAGATACAGCAAATTCATCAAAATACAATATATTATCTTTTAATGATTGCAATAATTGATATTTTTTAGTAACAAAATATTTTTGGGGGCTAAACCATGTTGCTTTTTCTAATATTCCAAAAGCAGATTTAAAAAATAGTGATTGAATTACTGTGTTATTTTCATATTTTCTATTTAGCATATTTAAGTTCCTGAACTTGCTACAAAATTTAAAATATCTTCTTCATCATACATTTTAATCTGATGTAATTGCATAACTTCTATTTCTATATAATCTAATCTTTTATTGGTACTTGTAATGATAAATGTTGGATAAACACTTTGACCATTTATAGATGTTGAAATTGTATAATTAATTCCGTATGGATATGTATCATCTAACATTTCTATACTTACTATATCTCCTACTTCACATTTAAAATAAGCTAAACTTAATTTCAGCTTTATAATTAAATGTCTATTACAATACATAGAAAGATAAAAACATGCAAATTTCAAAGCACTATCATTACTTCTAATCATCTTCCCCCTATCATCATCTACAACTTCAGTTTGAATTGTATTAAAACCATAATAATCAAACTTATATTGAGGAAATAGGAATTTAGCTGTTAATCCAAAACTAGTATCAAATATAGTATTATTAGGGTCTAATTGTTTTAATAAATCCAAAGAATTTCTTGAAAATTCTTGATTTGGGTAGCTATACCTATATAAAACATCACATCTATTTTTAATTAAATCTATATTAGATTGCTTAAATTCATAATCAATAACATTGTTTTTATTTATACTATACTGAGAGGTGCTTGTATCTGGAATATCTGATATCTTAAATCTTCCCATATTATCAAATCTTGCAATAATTCCCGATGCTGAAATAACTTTTTCTAATAATGCTTGGAAACTTATTCTTTCATCCCAAGCAAAACCTAATCCTAAACTATTATATTCGCTACTTTCATCTATTACTATGCCATCATATTCTATATCCTCTAATAAATCTTTAATAATAAATTTTGCACTTGGATATTCTTCAGTTGATTCCCGCCTACCTTGTATATTTAAAAAGTATTCTTTATCTATAAGCCCTTCTGCATTCATCATTTGATACATAGCAAGTCCGCCAATTTGAGCTTTAATTTCCATTTCATTACTGCATTCTGCTGTGAATAATTCTTGAGAAGTAAATGAATTAGGTTGGATTTCTTTCGCAAAAGCTAAAATATATCCTCCAGGATAACCTGAAAAGACACCATATTCGCTTACATCACTACTTCCCATTCCCATATCAGCATGATATGTATCCCTAAATATATCATATTGATGAAAATTCACTTCATCGGAAGGCCACATACCTGACCCTTTATAAGGTATTTGCCATGATCCAAAACTAAATGCTGGTAATCCTGATCCTACTCCGCCTTTAGGAATACTAGATAATTGTAAAGCACTTAAATTTGCTCCTGTCATTGCCACATCGGTAATTCTCATACTTCCTGAAGTAGATGGAGTATCTAACTTTGTATCTTTATATAAACCATATTTTCTTTCTATTACTCCATATACTCCTGTTGGGGGAGCAATCACATTTGGATCATTTAAACTTTTTAAGAATTCCCAGTGATAGCCAAAATCCGTACCTACAAAAGAATCTAAATTTGTTCTTGAATTCCAAGAAAATTCACCCAAAGCCCAAATATCTTCTGTAGTATCTAAATCATTCCCACCTTGTATATCATTCCATATTATAGCACTTCCGCATATATAAGTTGGGCTCGATTCACTTGTTATAGGTTTCATTTCTACATGTATATCAACTATGGGAAAATTTCTAACTAAAGAAACTTTAGGCGAAATAGGTTTAAAATTAAAATTTATAGTTACTATACTTGGAGCATTAGCATCATTATTAAAGCTATTAATAGTACTTGTAAAATTTGTTTCTATATCTATTGTTGAAATATCTCTTGTATGCCTAAATAAATTTTCCATGTTTGTTAAAGTAAATTCATCTTCTTGAGCAATAAATACATTATAAGGAGCTTGAATTATCCCCGATGGTAATCTTAAAATAGACAAAGCAATTTGGCCCTGAGAAGAAGCATTTCTTGTTATGGGATCGGGAGTAAAATTAATTATATCAGATGTATATTCTCTATCTGCCCCATTTATTGTTTCCGTTGGTATAGTATAAGTTTTTGAATTGTAGTCATATTCCGAGCCAGAAAGTCCTACTTTCATAACATTAAAAATATCTTCTCCTACTTTGGTCCATAATGGATCAGTAGGTATAGAATAAATCCCTCCTTCTTCATAAGTATAATCTATATACCAATCTCCCATAGCTGTAGAGCTATCATTTTTCCCGACTATTTCTATATTCTTGTAATCCGTTTCTATATCTATAGCAATATTTTCAGACCCTTCTGTTGTTCTTGTTTTATATATAGTAGGACATCTATCAATAAGGCCATATACTATAGGTTTGTATTTATTTTTATATTTATCTGGCACTTCATGTTCTGTTCCAAGCCTAGATGCAGACAAGGGCAGTTCTCTTTTTAAATTTGTTAAACTTAAATCTTCTATATTTATTTTTACATGTTTATCAGTATAGGTATAGTCTTTTAATCTACCTATAAACATTGTAGGACAAACCCTACTCCAGATATAATCCCAGCCATCTTGGTCATAATTCCCATGAGGTGCATCTTCTGGTGAATAACTTGAATTTACAAATGTTCTAAATCCTAACGAATGTGGGCTCCATATACCTATAGATATAGTAGCATTTAAATATTTTACATCTTGTAATAATTTACTAAGAATTTTTCCGTTATAATCGTAATTACTACAAGTTAAATTCACTGCATTTATCTTATGCTTTCTTTTCAAAATATCTATAGATTCTTTAAAAGAAGGTATATTTAATAAAAGCGGTTTAAATTCATAGTTTCCACCCCCATAAATATGAGGTATTAAAATGTCCTGTATAGACATAAAAATACTATCTTCTCCTAAACTTGTTCCCGATAAAGGCTCAATAATTACAAATGGGATTAAGTTTGTATCTGGCCTTTCAATATCTAATTCAAACCAAGCAGGAACAGTTATCATCCTATATTTACTCCTTTTCTAACAGCATCTTGTAATTTTTCCGCTAATTCACCCTCAATATAATCATTTGTCAATACATTTCCTTCAATGTAAAAATTAAAAGTTAAATTGCTTCCTATAGGAACACTAGAATTTGTTTCTATTTGCACATCTGTTAAATTAGTTGGAAATATTGATGACCCTATTTGACCACCTTGTGCAAATTTTTCCGCTTTTCTAGCTTCTTTTAAACCTTCTTTTGTCATAGCCCAATCTATGCCAGGATTCATATAACTAAAAACGTTTGCCCCTCGATCTTCTACTAAATTATCCGCAAGATTAGAAATTTTGTCTGAATTCATATTTCCTTGTTCTGACAATCCTCTATAAAGACTACCTAGCTGGTTTTTTTCAAATAAACCTTTGTTTATCTTATCCATCATATCTGAACCATATTTACTTACAGCAGTTCGTTGCATTATATACTCGCCTTCTTCTGCTTCTATAATAGTTCCACCTTGTGAATGTCTTTTTCCGCCAATCAAACCACCTTCTTCCGCTTGTTTAATTTGCTCAGCTTGTTTCAATCCAAATTGTAATGCTGCAGCTCCAGCTATTACCCCTAAACCTGGACCTACAACTGGTATTGCCGATAATGAATTATATGCATTTATTGCGGATTCAAAAGCTGCCATTAATGCCTGTTTATGCCTAGTAGCTTTTAATTTGTTCGTTTGATCTTCTAATAATTTTTCAATTTCCGCATCAGTTTTGCCCTTTTCTTGCAATTTTTTTCTTTCTGCGTCTATTTCTGTTTGTTGGATTGCTGCATATTGATTCATAAAACCACTAACTACACTCATGGCCTTTGAAGCATAATTTACATAGGATTTTACAGTATGTTCACCCGTCTGATCTCTTAAATCTTTCTCTTTGTCTGCATATTTTTGCCTTATTTCAGCTAATGCTATTTCTGAATTTTCTAATTGTAATGCTTTTTCTTCTTCTATTCGTCTTTGTTCATTTAATAAATCTATAGCAGAATTTATACCGAATTCTAAAGCATGTTCTTTTAAAGCCATCATTCTTTCTTCTTGAGCAATAACAGCTTCTTCCCCTAATGTTTTTTGTAATTCTTTTTCTCTGTCTGCAAATTGTTGCATTAATTCTTCTCTTTTTTCACCCTCAATACCAAGAATATTCAGAGATTTTTCTACTTGAGCTTTTTCATCTTCTAATCTAATTAATCTACTATCTTTACCTAGATTTAACATATTTTTTTCATGTTCTTTTAGTTGCTGTCTAGCCTCTTCCTGTGCTAGTCTTTCTAATTCTACCTTTTTTTCTAATGCTTCTTTTAATTTAGCTAACTCTTCATCTGATAAGAAATCTCCCATCCCTGATGATTCTTCCAATATATCATCAAGATCTGCAACACAATCACCTGCTAATAATCTTGCATCATCTAATTGTGCTTGAAATACTTCTAAATCTTCATCAGAAAGGAATATATGGCCCGTATCTATATTTAAAAGTTGAGCCATTTCATCAGTAACCTCTACCCATTCACCTTTGACATTCTTTAATTGTAGTTCTAACCCAATTATTTCCTCTGTTAATGATGATATTGTTTCTTCATTTACTTGACTTGCTACAATGGATTCCCATATACCTTTAGTATTTTCTAACTGCATTTTATTTAAACTTTCTTCTGCTGCACTTAAAATTGATACATTTTCTATCCCTTTTTCTAACATTCTACCAAAATCCATCCATAGACCACCTAATACTGATAAAGTCCCAGGTTGTTTTTCTAATTCTATTGCCTGTCGTTTTAATGCTATTTCTTGCTCTAGCAATGATGTTTTAACTGAATCAGTTAATCCTTCCCAGCTTTTACCTAATCTATAATTTTCTAATTTTTGTATTTCTAAATTTGTAGTTAATGTTTGAACAGCATTCGTAATATCCTCAACTGTCCCCTTTAATCCCTCATCAAAAGTATCAAATAAAGATATTTTCAATCCTTCCATAGCAGATTTCAGTATTGTAAATTTACCTTCTAATGTATCTAGTTGAATGTCCGCCATTTCTTTAGCAGAGCCACTAGCATTTCTAAATGATTCTGCTAAAATATCTACATCCTTTGCACCATCTAATAAAACACTAAATGCAGAAATTGATCTTTGACCAACAAGTTCTTTCATTTCTGCGGTAGATATACCTTCTCGATTTAATTTTTGCAATGCAGGAATTAATTCATCTACACTAGATACTGAACCCCCTAGCCTTTTTGATAATTGTGAAGATTCATTTGATAATTCTAAAAATATTCTTCTTAATGAAGTTCCAGCCATTGATCCATCTATACCAGCATTAGCTAATTGGCCTAGAATTGCGGTTGTACCTTCTATTTCAAATCCAGCTAATTTTGCCACAGGAGCTACATAAGTCATTGAATTACTAAATTTATCCATGTCTAAAGCAGAAGATGAAAATGATTTAGCCATAACATCGGTAACTCTAGTAGTTTCTTTAGTATCCATCCCAAAACCTCTTAAAGTTGCACCTGCTGTAGCAGCAGATATAGCTAAATCCTCACCTACCGCTGATGCTAAATCTAAAGTTCCTTTTGTAACACTTTCTATTTCTGTGGCTGTGAATCCGAGCTTACTATATTCGGTTTGCAGATTGGCTACTTCCGATGCTGTAAATTTTGTTGATGCACCAAGTAATTTAGCATTAGCTTCTAATGATTTAAATTGAGCAGTTGTCGCTCCAGAGATCGCCTTAACATTGGCCATTGATTGCTCAAATTTCATGCCAGTTTTAGTTACATCACTAAAAGCCTTCCCTGCTAAATATAAAGCAGCTGTTGTACCCGCAATTCCAGCTGCCATAGCCCCAAAACTCTTTGTTGCACCTTTTGTAGTTTTATCTAATTGTGTTAATTGAGCTTTAGTAAGGTTTATGCCTTTAGCTTTTAATTCTATTACTAATTGTTCTTTACTTATTGCCATATCAAGCCTTTTGTTTAAATAGTTTTTCTTTCAAACTCATACTTTGTTTAATAATATAGTATTTCTGAATCCAAATATGGGGTGTATCACCATAAGTTCCAGAATATGGTGGTGTATTAGTATCTTTAGAATATACGAATCTAGATATATCTTTTTGGGATTCGTTTGATATTAAATGAGATGTACAGGCAAAAAAAGGCACCTGATCCCATATATTATCTAATATAGTAAAAAAACTAGCCTTTTCTTGATGCTTGTATAATTCTTCTTGAAGGAGTTTTATAAAATCCCAAATATCCTGGGTATTATTAAATAATGTTTTTTCATCTTTTTTACCTAATAATAAATTGGATATTTCATAAGGAAACTTATGATATCTACAGTTTTTGCCCTCGCAACTTTCATCAATTAAGACATTTATTCCGAGTTGGAGGGCTCTTTGGGGTTTACTATTTGACATTGTTGTATTAATACCACTAACTCCAATCTTTCTTCTGCTGTTAATTGCTTTAAAACATTATCTGGCGGTGCCACCCCGTTTGGCTTCCAATCTCTAAAATCTCCGCCACCTAATCCGCACCTTATCCATGCCAAATTCGCTTTATTAGTATTCCTAATAGTTCTTTCTGTTTCCCCTATGAAGTAAATTTCTGGTATATCTTTTAAATCAGCTATTTGATCTTCAGATAATGCCTTTATTTTTACTTTTCTTCCTGATTTTAATGTTTTTTCAAACATTTGCTCTCCTTGTTTTTATTAAGCAGCTGTTGATATTGTTACTACAGCATTAGATGTTGCAGCACTATCATAAGTACATCTAAATGGGATATTTTGCTTCCAGCCATCTGCATCAAAACTAATTGCAGAATCATCAACAAATAATTTTGGTGCCAATATTTGAAATACAGTTGTATCTAAATTAAGTTCCATTCCAGAGTTCCTACCAATAGCACTTAGAGTATGGTCATCTCTTTTTGCTGTAAGGTTTCCTGTTACTTCATATCCACCAACAGAATATCCCATTGGATGCATATCAGCATCTTTATCAAACCCAATTCTTTGAACATCTCTAGCTATTGTAAGATCAAAACTATAAAGAACTAAATCCTGACCATTTAATGATTGGGATACCATATCATGCATATTGAATAAAGTAGTATGGGCTGTAAGTAAAGTATTTGTAGCAGATGTAGATTGAATTTCTAATGCTGCTTCAGTTGCTTTATATCCAGTTACAAAGGTCGCTGTTCCAGACACCACTCCAGCATTTGCACCGACATCACCACTTATTGTAAAAGAAGTACACATACAAGATGTAAAATATAAATCAGTAGCAAGACCAGTATGAGCAGCATTTTCAAACCAAAGTGTTACTGGTGTAATATTTGCTACCCCATGCTTTACATGACTTTGTACTGCGGTAGGCATTGAGCCAAGCAATGCACAATCTCCATCACTATCTCCACCATCCCCAAATAATGCAAGACAGATTCTATTTATTGCTAAATCCGAACATTGAAAAGTTAATGAAATTTCATGCATCCTATCATGTTCTTGCCATCTTACCATATCATCTGACTGGGTCATTCCACCTAAGCCTGATCTAAAAGGTGCCACAGATAAGCTGTGTTTATTAATATCTGAAAAGGAATACTCCGTAACTGGCATCTCTAATGTTACACCGCTGGATGCACTCGTAGGGGTGCCTGGGGTAACTTCTGTCCCGATTATAACCGAAGTATTACTTCCAACTTGAAATGCATCACTCTTAGCCATTATTTATCTCCTTTACTTTTAATTTCAGTCAAACAATCACCTATCGCTTTAGGAATAGTTAATCGTTTTATATCTATTTCTACAGTTAAATCTGCTATTAATCTTAAATGAGTTGAAGCACAACCTAATGAAAGAAAATTCTTTTCATCTGGTAGTTCTTTATACTCTTTTTTTGCTTTATATTTCATATAATATCTCCCTATAATTTACTATGAGTGTCGCATAACTTTACAATTAAAATTGAATTTACATACATTTAGGCCCTCTACTTCTTCTTCTCCTTCTTCAAAATCATTAATTAAAAAACTTTCACATACTCCATCTATCCAAGTATGTGTTATCGAATCAGATGTCGTTGCTACTACTTTACAATTATCAAATAATAATTGATATATTCGTTCAATATCTCCATAAAATTGCTTATAAAAATTCTCTTGCGGATTTTTCTCGATACAATATAAAGAAATTCCTAGATTATATTGTTTTTGCCATGTAGAAGATAAAGTTTCTACAGTTTCTATACTATCTCCCCAAATTCTTATACTAAAATTATCTAAGTGTAAAATATTTGGAGCAATATATATTTTCCCATAGTTAAATTCATCAAATAATAAATTCCGCATTGGGCTCATTACATAATCATAAAATATATTTTCATAGGCTACTGCCAAACTATCTCCTTGTCATGCTTATAGAACCAACAGATGAAATATCTGAATTTATACCGCTAGAATGAACCTCTATTTCATATTCATCATCTGTTGTAGTCGTTGCCGATGCAACATCATCCCCAGACCACCTTAAATATAAACCGCTAGTTATCAAATCATAATCACCCGTTATTTTCTCATCTGTTACTACTTGGTTATTTTTTAAAGTATCATTATCTTTTACCCATACAGAATAAGTTGAAGTTCCTATAACTCCACCTAAAGTTACCTTAACTTTAATATTATCATAGCCATAGCCATGATAATTACCCTTTAGCTCAACTGGATATAAATCACTATTTGTACCCCTTAAAACTTGCCTTATAACACCTTTTGAACTATCTGAGGATACTGAGGTAGGGAGCACAATAGTTCCCGCCTTTAAACCATCCAGAATTTCGTTTAATTCGCTTTGAAATGGCTCTATTATATCATTTGTAGGATCATGGGCTTTTAATAATAATAATATAGTTTGTAATGCTGTAGCATGAACGATTATCGCAGGATAATTTCCTTCCCTATCCTTCATTATTTCCCTTGACATTCTACTATCTAAATGCGATTCTATTAATCTTGATGCTTTTCTTATAAATCTAGTTTTAATTGTAGCCCAATCATCACCTGTTTCAACTATATTTTCATTTGGGTCTAAACTAACTGTATATATTATAAGTAAATCAAGAGCTGGGTCATAAGTCCAGCTTGAAGCATCTGATCCTGGTTGTAAATCACCTGCACTTGCATCATATTGAATACTTACATTCGCATTCACCTTATGAGGAGTATTAACAGTTTGAAACATGGCTCTAGTCATTGCTAGGGCATTCGTTGAAACCCCTGTTAATTTCATCCACTCATTCCCAATTTTTATTAAATCCCCTGTTGCAAAATCACTTCCATCTGCTACAGATACTCCTAAATCATCCGCATCTATATTGCTTGTTGCTATTGTAGAAGCTACTACTGTTGAATATTCATGTTGATTTAATTTTGCACCATTGAAGAATATTTCTGTACATAGTCCAGAACCATGCAAATAATGAGCATCTATAGAACTATCTTGCCAATTATTTAAACTTGCTTCTTTTTTGAATCCATACAATCTCTTTTTTAGTGAAAATTGCGATAAATGCGGATATGTATCGATTAAATCTCTTTCACTACAGTATTCTATCGTACTAGTTACAGCCATAATTTTACCCTACCTTGTAGTTATTTTAACTTTTCCTGTTGCATATTTATTTAATGTGTTCCCATATACATCAATAATTGAATTACATCTTACACCTTGTTCTGAATCTATTTTACCTGAAAATGGACCATTATGTGCAACCGAAACTTCAAAACAGGCATTAGCGGGAGCATTATTTAATGTAAATGCTCCTGTTTCATACGAAATACTACCAGAGCATCCAAATGAAGATATAATATTACCTCTACCATCATCATAAGCAAATTCATCCATATTTGGCGATTTTGAATAAGTTATAGGATCATATAAATATTTATTAGGTAGTTTTGGTGGTACTGGAGCATTTATTAAAGCATCATCGGGAAATAAACCTGCACTTCCACTAAATAAATTTGTTCCGCTTCCACCATTATCTGCTAATAAAATTTGAGAACCATTTGTTCCATCATGTGGCAATAAATGAGATGTACTTGTAAACCTTAAATTTCCGTCAATAAGGCCACATTCACATCCATAACCAAATAAAGCTCCTCCCGCTGTATTTGTTAAAGTATCAAGAGAAGAATTTATTAATTCTATAACCTTTGTAAAAGTTACATCGGAACTATCTGTAGTAAAGGTTACAGAGGTTGCTGTTGAATCATCAATAGTTAAATTAAATCCATATAATGTACTTACAGCTAACTGCGTAGAATCTGTACCTTTAACTTCAATATTATTTGTTGCCGAGCCCATCCTTACTTCTTGGTATGCTTGAGAATAAAAGCGGATTAAAACACTACCTGGAGTTATTCCATGTGGAGTAGTTCCATCTGTTCGGCCATATCCCAGAAAATTACTAGATTTAAATCTTCCCGATCTATCTGTCTGCACTAATTGACTACTTCCAGATAAAGCTCTATCAAAATCATAATACTCATTAAATACGGGGAAATATATGTCTGGAGCTCCAGAATGAGAAACATTTTCAGTTCCAAATTGAGCTCTTTCACATCTTACATCCCCACTTGCTGATATTTCACCAGTTGGATCATCATCAGAAGTTCCTATTACCTTCAATATTTCGTTCTCAACTCTTATGTAATCTCCTACCCGTATTTTTTTTGCATTTGCTGAAGATGAAACTTCAACACCAAAATTTAAAGGATCATTCGTATTAGCTAAAGTTGTATTTTTAACTTCACATCCCGAATCTACTTTTAAAGCTACATTTGGAGCTGTAAAATCTACCGCTGTTCCATGTAGGTTATACAATGATTGATTTGCAAAACCATCCGCAGTAGGAGCTACATCCGAAGCTGCAGCTAAACTTATTACACTTCTTACAGGTGGATTTAATGTAGCACCTGGTTCTAATAATGAATGAACATAAATTGCACCAGTATTCGCATGGACATCGGCTGTATCACTTGTATATCCTTCATATCCCGTAGCTATCAAAACGGGAACATTTCCAGTATTTTCTATAATAACTTCTTTAGGATCAGAAGTTTTAGTTGCGGAATCTGAAGCTGATTTGCTAATAGATAAAAGTTGCGTTGCTTTTACTGTATCTGAAGAAGATTTATAACCTATAGATTTAATTTCTTGAGTATTTACACTACTTTCTCCATTTAAACTTCCTGTTCCTATTGGGTTTGGAAGAAAAGAATCTCCTGTTGTATCTGGGCTATCACCACTATAATCTGCCATAAATTATCTCCTATTGTATGCTAAATTTTACTGTTGCATTTACTGAAATCTCTGTTGTTCCTGTGGATTTAACAGTTAAAATAATAACTTTTCCAGATGCTACTTCATTATTATTTGAATCTATTGTTAAACTTTTATATTTTATCGCATCTTGATGCACATCTGATATAACAGCAGATTGATCTGCGATAACTACACCACTTGATAAATCACCTAAATTTGTTGTTGTATCTAAAGTATAATAACTTAAATGAAAATCTAAATTATCTGTTGTAGATGCTTGTGAACCTCCTACTAAAATATGGACCGCCCTTATAGTTATTGCATCTGGAATATACCAAAAACAATTTGAGAATTCATTTGTATTAGTTTCCCCTGATACATCTAAAGAAGTTGCTGGATTTGTGCTTGTTCCTAGATTAACTTCATTTGACGAATCTGTAGCCCCAAAAGAATGTGAAGATTGAAATGGTATCATAATATGGCTTGTTGCTACATCCATTTGGCTACATGAAAAATAAGCATACTGAACTAAAGCATCTACCTGCGAAGCACCAACTAAAACCCTACTATTTTCTGTATCTACCGACAATATATTATTACCTGCTTTATTTTTTACTGTCATAGTTGTAGTTGTATTAGATACAGTTGGCTTAACTTGAAAATCATTATTTGATAATAAAAGAGATGTATTATTACCTGCCCCGTCTATTAATCTCCTAGAAGTTCCATCAATACCAGTATTTCCAGCCTGTTCTATAGCTACATCATTTTTATAATAACTAGAATAAGTTTTATTAGTTTTAGAAGGCATTATTCAAGCTCCTTTAAATAAGCTAATGCACCAGTTTTTTGATGATACATAACTTTAATTTTTTCTATTTCTTCTTCTAATTTTAAAATCATTTCTTTTTTAGAAAGTTTCTCTTTATTTCCATTACTTTTAATTTTTTTTATTTCTTTTACATCATCCATTACGATCCATCTCCTACTGTTGCTGGTAATGCTACCGCTTCCATAGTCCAAGCACCATAATTAGCTAAAGTTGCATCTCCACTAAATAATCTTCCACCTGCGGTATCTTCTTTTACCATAGCATATAATGTTTTAGATTGTCCTGCACTCCAACTATGATCTGATCCATGAACTACCCATTGATAGAATATTCCAACAGTATCAGTTTCATCTACATCCCAAACTCTTCTTTCATAATCTTCATGCAAGGTTGTTGCAGAAGTATCAGTTGCAAGACCTAAATGTAAAGTTCCATCACAATAAGCACAAGCAGGTAAATGAACCTTAATTAAAACTTTATTGCTTGGAGGAACTACAAAAGCTACTTTTAAATATTTTTCTCCACCACCTTGTGTTAAACTTAAATTAACAAATGATGTAGTGGTTGATTGAAATGTATCTTCACCACTAATACTATCATCAAATACTTCAGTAAAGCCTAGAAGCATTCCCGCATAGCTACTATTAGAAGAACTGAATTCTACACCTGCCCTTTTAGTTACAAAAACACCTGTATGCGAATCAAGAGTAATATCCCCATCTACATCTAATATAAAATCTGCATCTGATCCAGCAGTATCAAATGTTGTTATTTGTGTTTCTCCGTTTGTAGTACATCTCAATCTAAAATAATCATCAGTTGAAGCACCACCATTTTCATAAAATACTAATTGTGAATTTGTCTTACTAAATCTCGCATATTCTGTACCATCGCCTTTTAGTGTAATATCTCCACCTGCTGGGTCTAAAGTTATATCGCCATCTACATCTATTGTTAAGTCTGCTGCAGTAGCATTATCATCTATAGTTGCTATAGTTGTAGCTCCATGTGGTGATAAAGTAATACTAAAATAATCTCCAGTATCACCATCATCTTGTATTTTAAAACGCTGATCATCTAAATCAAAATTAAAAATTGTTATATCTTCATCATGATCTTTAAATAAAATTCTTGAATTTGCTCTTAAATATAAATCTCCATTAGGATTATATATATCTTGAGAGGTTGTAGCTCCAGAAGTTTTAGTTAAACTTAAATTTTGTAATGTTATAGTAGAACCATTGGCTGTTAAATCATCACAAACCAAATCATCACAATTAATATCATCTAATATCATATCTGTATAAAGAATTTGTCCTATTATATTTCCAGTAACTTCTAAATCACCATTAATTCTAGCTCCATTACCTAAAGAAGCAATCTCTAATGAAGTTCTATTGCTCCCAATAGTTACATTGGCTAAATCTTCTGTTATTGCACATGGATAATTCCCAATTCTTAAACTCTTAGACATTTTAAGTATCAAATCCCATGTAAATATCTATATCATGATTAGACCCCTCTGTTTCTAAGGCTATATAGTCTATTTCATTACCAGGAATAGCTGCAGTAGATTGAATACTTGAATCTCCACTATCAGGAGTTGCTACTCCCATTTCTTCTAAATCTCCATTTGTAGTACCATTGATAAAATACACCATAGGAATTGAAGTACCTTTATCTGCTGTTCTTGTTAAATAACTTCCATTATTTAATTTACAAATCACCCAAAATCTAGAATATACACCAGTTGGATATATTGAAGCAATTCTCAAGTATCTTAAATGTGGATTAGATACAGTTGATATATCTCTTACTCCTGATTCAGCTCCTAACCCTGGCATATTTGAAAAAGTATCATCATCTGTTGAATCATGGCTTGAATTTCGTTGCCATAATAAGATAGGTTTATCTGCCACCCAATGGCCATGAAATCTAAAAACTTCTGCAAATGGTCCTATAGTTACAGTTTCTGTAATTAAGCCATCTCCTACACTTAAAGTTATTGATTCTGTATCATAATCTCTTACTGACATATTAAAATCCTGACATTGCTAACAATACTTCTAAGTGCGGTCCACTTGAACCTATTTCAACACACTTTATAGTATTGATATTACTTAAATTACTTTCTATATTTTCATTCTCTAAAGTTGCAAGAGTTGGAGAATCATCTAATCCTTTATAGCCTATTCCTTGAGAATTAATCCATTTAGACAATACTAAACTTTCTCCTCCTTTTAATTTAAAAATCCAGGGTGTATCTTCTGTACTATCAGATTCTGAGTTTGTCATTTCTATTGTTATATCATAAGAAGTACCTAATCCCGATGAAGCACAATTTGTAAATCTAGCATATTTCAATGCAGACCCATCTGAATCAAATAATCCTCCACTAGCTCCGCCACCTTTCCTGTAAATATAATCAGAATGTGCTGTAGTAGTCTTAAAAGGTTTATATCTAAAATGTACTACCTTATCTATAGAAATAGTATCTGAAACTTCATAACTTATAGCATTCCCTGCTACTGTTCCTGATTCTGTATATTTAATATCTAATGTATGTGCCATTTTAATCTCCCTCTGATGCTATTAAAATATCAGCTTTCACTACCTTAGAACTATGACTATCATTTGAAGCTATAAAAATACCTACGGGAGTTCCTAAAGCATCTTTATTTGCTCCTAATTTATTTGTAAAAGCATTTGATGTTGATAGTGGACCAGTTCCTAATATAAAAACTCTTTTAGGAGGAAGTATAAATAAATAATCTATTGGTGTACTTTCATTTGTTCTAAGTTGAATTGCTATATCATGAGCATCTTCTGTCCCATCCATTAAATTCGCTATTCTTATAAATCGTATAAAATCCCAATCATAACAAGGACAACCATCAACTGATCCAGTTCCTGTATCATTAATTTCTGCTATTTGTATTTTATCTCTGTTTAAATATAATATTCTACGATCATAATTATCTATATCCTCATAAGTATTACTCCTAGTAGATGCAGACCAAGTTACACCCTGATCACTTGTAAATGTTTCTGAAAATGTCTGTGATATAGAACCCATTATTTAAATACCGATTTTAATAAACTTACTTTTTTCATTTTATCTATTATTTTTTTAACACCTTTAAATTCATCTTTCATAGCTCGAAATTCATTTATTTCTTTTAAAGGTATTGCGGGTGGATGGGCTATTTTGTCTATTTGTTTTATTTTGCTTTCAACTTTTTTAATAACTTTATCTATAGATTTTACATTTTGTTCTACATTATCTATAGTTTCAGAATAGCCTTTAACCATATCTATTACCGCTGTATGCTTAAACCCAATATCAGTTATATTTTTTTCTAAATCCCTAACCTTAATATCAAGCTCATTATCTTCATCTTTATACTTAATTAGCCCTTGAAAAATATCAGATTTAAAAAGGGCTTTTAATACTAATCCTATTAATTTGGCCTGTATCACTTTTTACCCATCATTTTCTTAACACCACCCCAAACCATATCTAATAAAATATCATCATAAGTTGTCGGACTTAACTTAACTGCTTTTTCTGCAATCATAAACACTAATAAACATAAATCCCAATTACTTGCTAACCATTCCATGTTATTTTCCTTTCATTGTTAAATCAATATAAACTTTTAAATCTGACTTGATTTCGCTACACCACTTTTTAACCTTTTCTGTATCATCTCGTTCCTGGTCAAATCGAAGGTGCATTTCTTTCTTAATTTCATCTATTTCTTTTAATAATAAATCATGGCGATTCCCAAAATTTTTAAGTGTATCGTCAATTTTTTCTTTCAAAATGTATTTTACAACCCATCCAAGCATTAACATACAACCCAAAGCTACCGCAACAGGAAAACCAAGCTCCTGGACCAATCTTATGGCTTCATCAGTCATCTAATTTACCATCTTTCCCGTATAGTAAATGCTTTCCTTGAACTATTTTAGAATCTTTACCTTGTATTCTAATAGATTTATCATCCATAATAATTTCTTTAGAACCTTCATTAGATTCTGTTAGATGTTGAACTAATTCTTTAGCAATAGATACTAAAGGGTCCTCTTTTTCCGCACCTGTAATTCTTTGTAATACTGTTATTAAACCGATTGTTACAGAAGAAACTAATCCAGATATAACCGCTAATTGGCTTTCACCTAAAGTTTTAGCTGAATAAATTAAGGCCCCAACCATTAAACAAATGCTTGGAAGGGCTAACATAGAAACCCAAACCATAGCCCTATCTTTCATAAGCCTTTGTTTGGCATTTCTCTCTTTTTTTAATTTTTCTAAATCAACTTTGTTCATTTTTTCTTTAAGCCATTTCCTGACAGTTTTGACATTATTGATATAGTTTGGTCCATTCTAGATAAAATTTCATTCATATTTTGCCTGTTTTGCTGTCTTTCTTCTTTACTATTATCAATTAGCTTAACAATAATATTTTCAATTCTAGAATGATTATCGGCTATTTGTTTCATTAAATCATTAGCTAACCATTTGAAAAGCTGAACCATGCCATACGACATTCCAAGTAGCATTACCATAGGTAAGCCAAATCTTTCTGCAATACTTACCCATTGTTCCACCTAACCATGCTCTCTTACTATATCGGCCAATCTTTCCGCCCTTTGAGGGCTATCTAACCTAGCCCATTTAGAATCTAGCATTTGAATAGATGCTTCTTTCCAATCCTTTTCCTTCATAGCCTTTAGCATTTTTTTAAATTTGCTTACTCCCCGCATACCTAATTGAAATGACATCTCTATTAAAATGCCTTTTACAATCGGTGGCAAATCATCATACCAATCTAATCTTTCGGACCAAGACAAGTGAAGTTTAGAAGCCAATTCTGCTACTTTTTCTTGGGAATGTTCTTTAGATATACGAATAAGCCCTTCTTTTATTTGCCATTTAATAATATCATATGCTAGTTCTGGCGATATTTCAAGGTCCTTTAAAGCCATACCTATCCCGACAGTTTTATATCCAGCGGTGCAAGTATATACATCCTGGCGGTAACCTTCGTTCTCGGTAATCCTATCTATTAAGGCCTTGAAGTCTGGGATCATTTCTTTTTCTTTGCTTTAGGCTTTGCCTTTGGTTTGGCCTTTGGTTTTGGCTTTGGATTTGATGATTTTTCAGTAGTTAGTACCTCATAATCATCTTTATCAATCATTCCATTAAATTCAGGCTCACCCATCGTTCTTGTAAAGCCATTTTTCTTATTCTTAATTGTAATATAATTGACTTTTGACATTTATAATCTCCTAATTATAGGGTGGTAGTAAGAACCACCACCCTAATATTATATAAGAATTATCTTAACTATTAAGTTAAGAAGTGAACTCTTTTTTGACCTGCTGGATTAGCATTACGAACTAAACAACCATACATAACATCAGAAACCATTTTAGTTCCTAGATAATCAATGTCATAATCTGTTTTAATATTTACATCTTTTGCAAAAGCTATATGCAAAGCAGATTTATGAATAATATAGCCTTCTACAGCTTGGTTATCAGTTCCACTACCACTATCCATATCTGTTGTACTAGTTGTGATATTAGGACTTACTACTACATTCATTCCAAATAATCTAGTTACAGATCCAGTTTGAGTGAATTTATCACCTAATGGAGCACCAGAAGTTCCATAAGCAAGTTGAACCAAATTAGCCAGATTTGCATAAATCGCTGGAGGTAATACTAATGTCCAATTTGATAATTCTGGGTCTTCTGGCATTATGGCTGTTAGAATTAAATCAAAATCGGCAGCTGCACCTAAATGTGGACTCCCAGCTAATCCTACTCCATTAATTCCGCCACCATCTGCTTGACATGATGCTAATACC